AGTCACGTGATCATAGCACAGTCGTATTAGACAGAGTAAGTTCATCACCTTGGTTATGTAAAATAGGAGGTGATTTCTACACAGGTAAATATTTATTTACCGTGGACTATACAGGTAATGATATTGCAGATGATCCTGCACAGCATAAGCAATCACACGTAATATATTTAACAGATGCTGGTAGCTGGACAGGCAACTTTGTAGCATTACCTAATAATAGGGTCAGGGCTACTAGTCCTGCTTTATGGCGCACTGGAGAGGGTGCACCAGACTTTACACCCTCACAGTGGTCACATTCAGCAGAAGGACATGAGTCTTACTTAGACCCATCTGTAACTTTTAACAATCTGTATTCAAATGGCAAAACAAACAAAAGCAAAAAGAGTAGTAAAAAAAGTAGCAAGTAAGTTAGCAAAAGCTAGTGCTGCACATAAGAAGCAGTCTAAGCAACTTAGTGCGCTTAAACTAAAAGCAGGTGGAAGCACTGTAAACAAATCAGGTAACTACACTCAGCCCGGTATGCGTAAAAGATTATTTAATAGTATTAAGGCTAGTGGAAAAGGCGGTGCTCCGGGTCAGTGGTCAGCGAGAAAAGCTCAAATGTTAGCAAAGCAATATAAAGCAAAAGGTGGTGGCTATAAGAGTTAATGGTCACATGGGTTACTACAGACGTTATTATGAGGATAGAACTTACGCTATGGCTAGATCTGTTTTAGATTCAAGAGGTGGATGTGGACAGGAGAGTATTTGGATGATGGAAGATAATACATGTAAATGTGACAGTTGTGTAGAATGTAATTGTGATCCTAGCGTTTGCAAATGCGACTGTCATTGTAAAGAAGAATCTAATGGCGAAGACTAAACGACAGGAAAGCCTATCAGCTTGGGGTAGACAGAAGTGGCGAACTAAATCAGGTAAGCCATCTACACAAGGGCCAAAAGCAACAGGAGAAAGATATTTACCTACTGCTGCAATAAAAGCCTTGACACCGAGTGAATATGCTGCTACTACTAGAGCTAAACGTAAAAGTAAAAAACAACACGCTAAACAGCCTAAAGGTATAGCAAAAAAGACTGCAAGATTTAGGAGAGTGTGATGTTTGGTTTAGGATCTTTAATAGGACCAGTGGCTAATCTAGCTGGTACATGGTTAGATGGTCATGTGGCTGAGAAGAAAGCTAAGACAGAAGCTAAGATTGTTACTATTAAATCTGAAGCTAAGATAAAAGAAAGACAGGCTACAGGTGAGATAGATTGGGATATAGCACAGGCTAAAGCGAGTGAGGGTAGTTGGAAAGATGAATGGCTTACAATTTTGTTTTCGATACCTTTGGTACTGGCGTTTGTTCCCGGTTGTGAAGATATAGTGCAGATAGGTTTTGCACAATTGCAGTTGATGCCTGACTGGTATAAGTATGCTCTTTCAGTAATTGTAGCTGCATCGTTTGGGGTACGTAGTGCCACAAAGTTATTTAAAAAATAAAGGAGAAATAAAATGGCGTTAGGTAAAAAAGTTGCTAAAGCAGGTAGAGTAATAAGTGGTGGTTCAAGTAAATTAGAAAAAAAGAAAAGGCCGAGAAAAAAACTTACAAAGTCTGATATGTTTAAACAAAATATATTAAATAAACTTTCTAATGATGAATTAATGGAAGAGTTAATTCGTTTAAAACTTGTACCTAGTTCTTTTAAAAGAGGTGGTGTAGTTAAAAAGTAAGGATAGAATAAAATGAGTAGAAAAATACTAAAAGCGTTAGGCAAAAAAATAACTAGCGGTAGCGGTAAAATGCAAAAAAGGACTAGACCTTTAAATGAACAAGAAATAAAACTAAAACCTGTTTCAGAAAGAACTCCTAAAGAAAAAGCATTTTTAATACAGAAACAAAGAGATAGAAAAAGAAGAGCAGAAGCTAGAGAAAAAGCTAAAGGTGGCACTGTTAGCGTTAGGGCAGGTAGATTAAAAAGAGGAAATCAAATTGTGCAAGACGTTATTAGAAAAGCACAGCAAAATAAAGGAAAAAGATAATGGCAGAAGAAAACGTAATAGTAGACAAAGTTGCATATCAATCTAACAGACGTTACATGGCATGGACTGCATTAGGTACAATGCTCATAGCTACTACTGCTGTGCTAATATGGCCTACTAGATTTGCAGAGGCTGATAGTATTCTTATGATGATGTACGGATCATTGTCTGCACTTGTTGGTGCATACTTTGGTTTTGCAATGCCAAAGAAAAAATAGATGAAGTATGATTCACACAAACTTGTAGAGATGTTAATAGCTGATGAAGGTATGGAACTACAAGTCTATACTGATTCACTTGACATAGATACAATCGGAGTGGGCAGAAACTTAGAAGACAGAGGCTTAACAGATGAAGAGCTTCAACATCTAGGTTACACATCTTTGCAAGACGTATATATGAATGGTCTTACACTGTATGGGGCTAGGTATCTTCTAAGAAATGATATAGCTATAGTTGAAAAAGAATTATGTAGAGCACACCCATGTGTAGAAGAACTAGATGAAGCTAGACAGATGGTGTGTATAAATATGGCATTTAACTTAGGTATGCCACGTTTAAATAGATTTAAAAAGATGTGGGCAGCAATATATGAAGGTGACTATGGCACTGCTGCTCTAGAGATGTTAGATTCTAAATGGGCAGATCAGGTAAAAGGTAGAGCATTAAGATTAAGTAACATTATGAAAACAGGAACGCTAAATGGCTAGACAATATACAGAAAACCAGTTAAAGTTTTTAGAGGTGCTATTTGACGAAGCAAATGGTGATGTAGCAACTGCAAAGAAACTAGCTGGATATGCAGAGGGATCTTCTACAACTAATATAGTTAAAAGTTTAAAAGAAGAGATACTGGAAGCTACACAACAATACATGGCACGTAATGCACCTAGAGCTGCTGTAGCTATGGCAGGTGCACTACTAGATCCAACAGAGCTAGGCATACGAGATAAGATGTCAGCAGCTAAAGAATTACTAGATCGTACAGGTTTAGTAAAGACAGAGAAGATGCAAGTAGAAGCAACAGGTGGTGTAATGCTAATGCCACCCAAAGCAAAAGCAGAAGAGGACGATTAAATGGGATCATTTGTAACTAGAAAAACGCTTGAAAAATTAAGACCAATATTTGGAGGTGCTAAAAGAAAATTAAAAAAAGCAGTTCGTAATAAACCGTTAAATACTGCACAGCAAAGAAATGTAAACAACGCTATGGATACATTTGACGATTTTATGGCAGATCAAAATTTAAATATTGAAGGTGCTTCAACGCCAAGTGCTCTTATAGGCAATAAAAGAATGAACAGAGCAATACAAAGAATTGCTGAAGGTAAAACACAAACACAAACAGATGCTGTTAATGCACTATTACAAAGTGCTGGTCTTGGATTTGCCATAGGTGTAGACGCAACATCTAGAAAAAAGACTACTACAAAATCTACAACTAAAAAGAAACCACCACTACCTAGATCAAAGCCTAAAACAAAAACACCACTACCTAGATCAAAGCCTAAAACAAAAACACCACCATTACCTAAAAAGAAACCAGCACTACGCACTAGAGTAGGCATGGCTAAGAAGTAATGGACAGAAGTTTAGGCAAATGGAAATTACCGCAACCAACAGATATAAAGGAAGAAAATGAGTGGCTACCTGTACCACGTATTGCTAGAACAATACCCTTCGGATACGAAGTCGATCCAGAAGATGAAGACTTGCTCTTGCCAATCAAAGAAGAGTTGGATCATCTGGAGAAAGCTAAAATGTATCTTAGACAGTACTCGTTGCGTGAAGTTGCAGCATGGTTAAGTAAGAATACAGGAAGGTATATATCGCATCTTGGATTACAGAAAAGAATAAAGCATGAGCGACAGCGTAAGGACAAAGCTAGAAGCCTCCGCAAGTGGGCAGAGTATGCGGAAAAGGCGATCAAAAAGGCAGAAGAAATTGAAACCAGCAGAGTCGGTGCAAAAAGAATTGGCCCCTCAGAAGCTGGAGTATGATACTACAGAACTAGAACGAGAGCTTAATGTAGTATTCAAACCAAACGAAGGACCACAGACAGAGTTCTTAGCTGCACCAGAACGAGAGGTATTATAC